TTGCCATCGGAGTGTTTCTCTTGAGCTAGTAGAATCTTATCTACTTTTGTATCACCTGACCGGAGAGATAACAGGAATTCGTAAAGGTCGGTCTTGATTACTTCGTCACACTGCGGGTAAGTCAAGCATGCATTGGTAGCTGTGAAGCGGAAGGCAGTCATTTTATGGATTTGGACTTTAATATTACTCCAAATCCGTACGCCCTAACGCCAACGGGTATAAATACCCTCACGTGCTTGTCACGTGGAACTCATTCCTTCTCCTTCGATATGACTCTCGCAGTACGTAGGTATGATAATCGCCGTCGATCGGGTTTCTCCGGTCATTTGGTTAGACAAATCGGAGGTCGTGTAGTTAAGACGGCTGTTAAGGCCGCTTTTGGTGGAGGTCGATCGAAGACTCAACATAGATCGGGTAATGGTGGAGATAATGCCTTAACCGATCATTTCGATAGTAAAGTGGATTATCGAAAGAAGCGGCCTACGCGTCGTAGAAAGATGCGGATGCGTAGAACTCGTAAGTTTCGTCGTCGGGTTGAATATGCTAATTTAAGGAATACTATTATTCCTAGTAAGGTAAATCAAGAGAAGATTTATACTGTTACTGCTAATCAAGGTTTTTCAGCTCAAGCTCATGCTCTTATGCATACTGTTGATGGTCTCTTCACGGGTCCTGGGTATGATGTTGCGAATCCTTCCGCTGATTGGCGGGAGTTCTTCCGTGAAGGGGGTGCTGGTAATCAGAATGCATGGGATAATGCGAGTACTACTCTTACAAGTGCTACTAATCCCGCTTTCCCCCCTGTGGGTTTGCGGTATCGGCAGATAATGTCTCACGGATGTGTAATGGAGGTTACTGTGCGTAATGTAGGTGTTAATTCAGCTACAGTTAATTGTTATCGTGTAATGTGTCGTCGCGATGTACCCTCGGGGTACGGAAATATTGTTAAGTTGTATGATGAAGGTTTCCGACGGGCTGGACAAGTGTCGGAAGTTCCGTTGACTGGTGCTAATCCTTGGGATAGTCAGATACGGGCTGATTTTATAAGTGCTACTCCCTTTCAAAGTTCGTTGTTTTGTCGGCATTTTACAATTATTCGCCGAACTAAGTATGAGTTGTCCCCGGGACAGTTCTTTAGTATGGTTACGAAGGAGTCTAAGTTACGTCGTGCGAACATGACTACTTTTCAGACAAGGATGGCAAAGGCTGGTTGGACAGAAGGTTTTTTCTTTGATTTTAATGGTGTACCTATTCTTGATACAGGTATTCCTGTTCATGGTGCAGCTACACTTGCTTTCTCAGTATGGCGTCGTTATTCTCTTTCATTTATGCCTCTTAAGAATCTTCAAACTTCTCTTGATACTACGGACATCTAGTGCCCCTTACCTTGTCTTCCCTTTCTATAATGAGCGAGAAAAAAAATGAGAAGATTTTTTTTCGACCAGAAAAAAAAATCTTTGAATTTTTTTAACAGTTAAGGGAAGCAAATAGTTATATATTATATTTTAATTTCCTCTAATGGTTGAGGATTACATTTAGGTAAAACAGGATAACAAAATTTAAAAAAGGTGACATTAATGGCTAACCAATCTCTTTCCTCAGTGGTGAATGCGGGTAACACGTTCGAACAAGCGATGACGGGCATACCGAAGTTATATTTCCGTTTAGATCGGTATTTGTCAGTGTAGCTCGTGTTCCGTTGGCATCCGAGGATCGATTTATAGTACTTACGGAAGGTGTCCCATGATAGGTCGACCTCATCCACGACTCCATAGGCGGCTTGGTCTGAAAGTTCATCCAGGTGCCATACGGTCGACATGTACCAGTGTTTACCAATAGATCTGGCGAGACTAGTTTTTCCCAGCCAGGACGGACCCACAAACCACAAAGACCGCAAACGTGCCCCATTGATTCTGTCGTGAGACTCAAATGATGCTTTATAGAATAACATTCGAGAATAGTCGGCAGCCGTAAGCGCGAAACTTTCCAGTGCGAAAGAGGGCATGTACAATGTCCCCCCCGTCGTGCAGTGCCGGTAGTATTTTTCGAGGGAGCCAATCGATCCCAGCAAGGCCGGATCCACGTCGAGGGCTTGATCCATGCATTGTCTAAAAGTTTTCTCTTCTTTAATACCTTGTCTGAGGGCTCCAAGGGCCATGGCCCTTTTACTAGTCGTTTCTTGCCATTCGAAATTGGAGAGTGGCTCGGAGTCGTCTTTTGTGATGTATTTGATCCAGTATCGGACTCTTCGGCAGGGTTGAACATTGGGATGCTTTCCATGGTAGTCGAAAAAGGTAGCGTCACGAATGTTCGGTTGATGGTCGAACCTTATATATGCGTGGTAATGTTTGTTGCCATCGGAGTGTTTCTCTTGAGCTAGTAGAATCTTATCTACTTTTGTATCACCTGACCGGAGAGATAACAGGAATTCGTAAAGGTCGGTCTTGATTACTTCGTCACACTGCGGGTAAG